TACTACGTTACCTCAGATAACTTGAAAAAGCGTCAAGATCTTACTGTCGATAGTTACGATAACTTGTTTCAATTACTTGACGATCTGAATGAACGTCGTGTCACTGGCCATAATGCTATACAGGTAGTTAATGGTTTTATTGCCAAGAATCAGGAGTTCGCAGATGTGATCTATGATGTGATAGATCGTAACTTAAAGACTAGAGCTACGGCTACTTTAATTAACTCAGTAATGCCCGGAACGGTTCCTACTTTTGATGTCGCTCTCGCTGAGAAGTTTGACGGAAATGAAAAGAAGGTAAATTTCGAATCTGGAGAATGGTGGGCAAGTCGTAAGCTTGATGGAGTTCGGTGTATTACAATAATTGACGAACACGGAGAACCTAAATTTTATTCACGAGCGGGCAATGAATTCTTAACTCTTTCAGTTTTAGCAGAGGACATTAAGAAACTTGGTCTCAGAAACAAAGTATTGGACGGAGAAGTTTGCGTTATGAAAGAAGGTGGACTTGAAGATTTCCAAGGAATTATCAAGGAGATCGGCAGAAAGAACCATACGATTCAGACTCCAAAGTATTACGTATTTGACTTCTTAGAAATGGCTGAATTTAATAATCAAGCAGGGGAAGTTTCTCTTTCAGCTCGATTAATTATCTTAAATGCAATCGTAACTGACTTAACCTATGCAGAACCACTTCCACAATTTCAAATAAAATCGGTTGACGAATTTGAAAAGATTGTAGCTGATGCAACTGAAATGGGTTACGAAGGAGTAATGATGCGTAAGGATATTGGTTACGAAGGCAAACGCCCAAAGAATCTGCTTAAAGTTAAAAAGATGCACGATGCAGAATACGTCGTAATTGATCTTGAATCTGACGTAAATCGTATCATTGACATGGGAAAAGAGGTTGAGGAGGTCATGTTGAAAGCAGTAATCGTAGAGCATAAAGGCAATACAGTTAGAGTGGGTTCAGGTTTTAATATTGAACAGCGAAGATACTATCACAAAAACCCAAATGAAATTTTAGGTAAAACAATTACCGTTCAATTCTTTGAAGAAACTACTGATCAACACGGAGCTCATTCCCTAAGATTTCCAGTATTCAAAGCAATCCACGGTCAAAAGAGAGAATTTTAATTTATATATGAGCAAACGAATAATTGTAGTCGGCAGAGCCGCAAGCGGAAAAGATTTTCTTCGTAAAAAATTCGAAGATAGAGGTTTTAGGTACGCAGTAAGTTACACAACACGCCCTCCACGCGAAGGGGAAGTTGAAGGAAGAGATTACTTCTTCTTAAGTCCAGAACAGGCAGCTGATCTAATTAAAAATGACGAGTTCTATGAATACGTTGAGTTTAATGGCTGGATTTACGGAACTACTCGTGACCAATTCGATGAGGATGACGTATTCATCATGACACCTAGTGGCTTAGCTCACCTGTCTGATGATGCGCGTAAAGAGTCATTGGTAATATTCTTTGATATTGCTGAGGATGTTAGGCGTCAACGTATGATGGACCGAGACATGCCCGGTGATTCAGTAGACAGACGATTAGAGGCCGATCGTAAAGATTTTGAAGGCTTCACAAATTATGATATAAAAATAACTAACCACGATTTCTAATATGGCATTTGAACTAAACGGAATAATCATTGAGATTTTCCCAGCACAGACTTTCAATAAAGGCTTTCGTAAGAGAGAATTTGTAATTGAATCGGGAGATAAGTACCCGCAAAAAATTGTATTTGGACTTGTACAGGACAAATGTGACATGATTGATTCTTATGGAATCGGAGATACTGTCTCAGTTGCGTTTGATGTAAAAGGCCGAGACTGGACAGACAAGTCAGGTCAGACAAAATACTTTAATAGCCTTGAGGCTTACCGAATCAACGGACAGCAGAGAGCTAACGTAAGTAAACCTGCTTCTGATTTTAATGATGAGGACGATGACGAAATCTTCCGTAGCCTTGGAATTGAGACCTCTGCACCAAAAAAATCAACATCGACTCAGTCTACTTTGACTGATGACGATTTACCATTCGACTTTTAATTATGAAATACGTATCGATTGATATTGAAACGACGGGTCTTGATCCAGAGACCTGTCAAATTTTACAGATTGGAGCTGTCATTGAGGACACCCTAAATCCAGCCTCATTGGAAGAACTACCTAAATTTCAGTGTATTGTGGAACACACTACGTATGTAGGAAGTCCATTTGCCCTATCTCTAAACTCTTGGATTCTAAAAATTCTTGGCGGTTTAGAGAATCTAACAAAGGACGAACGTCTCGCATACCGAAAGTATCATAACATTTTACCGGTTGGACTAGTAGCCCACTCATTTCAAATGTGGCTAGCTTCAAATGGTATCCCAGCTGAGGCGACTGGTTGCGTAAAAATTAATGCAGCAGGTAAGAACTTTGCAAGTTTTGACAAAGTATTTCTGCAGAAACTTCCAAACTGGAGTTCAAACGTGCAGATTAGACAGAGAATCTTGGATCCAGCCATTCTGTTAATGAATTGGAAAACTGACGAGAGCTTACCTAATTTACAGACGTGCATGGATCGATGCCAATTATCTGGAGAAGTAACCCATGATGCTCTGCAAGATGCATTAGATGTAGTTAGAGTCATCCGAACTGTAACTAGTAATTATAACTTTGTTAATATTAATTAGGCTGAAATAGATAACATTATAAAAATATTACGTGTTATGATTAAGACCTTTAAAACTTTTACAAATGAAGCACTTAGTCCAGCTATTTTAACTAGTTCAATTAATGAGTGTACAGCTAATCAACTTAAGAGTATTTCTGAATTTAAAAGTACTTATAAAACTGAGTTAGATAAAGCAAATAAGATTGTTAACGTATACCAGGTAATTGATAAATTTAGTACCTGGCTAGTTGGTAAAACTCCAGCAATGGTCCAAGCTGCTCTATTAAATTCGCCAGGAACTGCTGATAAACTGGTAATTGAGGCATATACTTTCATTTATATGGAAATACAAAATCAATTAAAGTCAATTGGTACACTTAAAAAATCAGCACTTAAATTACTGGCTCCATCCGCTGCTGACTTTGATTCGCAAAAAACTGACTCAGACTTAGTGAATCAAATTATACAATTAGTGGAATCGTTATTTGATGTAGGCTTTATGATTGGTTACAAATTTGACAGTAAGTCAATTGAGGCAAATAATGCTTCAAACTGGTCAGTTTCTTTTACCAAATCTCTTAATTCTAGGAAATCTTTAATATTCAAAAATATTAAACTATTAATTCGTAACTTTTTATATAACTAATTGTCTATGACAAAATTAAAAGAATGTTTATTATTATTTGCAATTCAGCTTGTACTGTATGGAATTTTATGCATAAATTTTAGAGCAGTTGCTGAAACTCAATATCACTTAGCAGCAGTTAGTGATTTTACAATAGCTTCACTAAATTTTTTCGTAATCCGAAAAATTGCAAAGAGCGAAGATTCACTACACCAATGGTTTGGTTATGTTACTGGCTCAGTAGCCGGGTCATATTTAGGAATTTGGTTATCGGTTCAACTAGCCAATACAATTTTGTAGTATAATAACTACATGAAAGATACTAACGTCCGTTTGGGTTATTGTTGCATTAACTTGTCTCTAGCCAACAAAAAATTACAGCCAATCGAGGTATGATCCGTAAAACCTTTCAAGAAAAGGGCGTTTCATATTGTGCTGAGCTTGCGCATCAAAATATAAAAGATGTTCTAAAAATTCTACAATGGAATTTAGCTAATGGCATTTACGTATATCGAATGTCAAGCGATATTTTTCCATGGATGTCAGAGTACGAAATTACTCAGCTTCCAAACTTTATGGAAATCTTGCCAGACATGCAGGCAATCGGCAAGTTTGTAATTGCAAACGGCATGCGAATCTCAATGCATCCAGGCCAGTTCGATGTTCTGCCATCTCCCAATCCAGCGGTTGTCACAAAAACAGTCAAGGATCTGGACCAGCATGCGCAAATTATGACCTTAATGGGCTTGCCAATTGACCATAATTATCCAATTAACATTCATGTCGGTGGGACCTATGGCGATAAGGAGTCCGCTGCTCAACGATTCTGTCAGAATTTTCAACGTCTCCACGAAAATACTAAGGCCAGGCTTGTTGTCGAAAACGACGATAAGGCTACACAGTACTCGGTACTCGATCTTTTTCAATTAGTCTATACGAATATTGGCACGCCAATTACATTTGATTTCCATCATCACCGTTTTAACACCAGCGATCTTACTGAGGAAGCTGCACTCGCCCTAGCTGCCACTACCTGGGGACGCGTGACTCCGCTCACTCATTACTCTAGTAGTAAAAAAACATTTGAAGATCCGTCAGTTATTGCCAGATCCCATGCTGATTACGTTTACGAACAGATAAATACTTATAATCGCAGTTTCGATATTGAGATAGAGGCCAAGGCAAAAGACCTAGCCGTACTTAAGTATCGTGACTCTTCTGTGAGTCTTCTTGAAAACTACTTGGAGTTCGATGATAAAAGATACTTTGAAAAAATAGCAGACTAAATGACTGATCAAACTACTGAAGACTGCGGATGCGGTTCAACGCCAGCAACTCCAAAACCTACGGTACTTAGCCGAATCATCGATAAAGTGTTTGTTAGTGAAGATCTAAAGAATCACCGAATGTCCATTTGCAAACAGTGTCCTCATTTTGGAGAGACCCTATCCCAATGTGGAATATGCGGCTGTTTTCTTGAAGCAAAGACTCGACTGGTAGGATTTCACTGCGCGCTAGATCAAATAGGCGAGCAACCTAAGTGGTAATAAATAATCTTGAAATTTACTTTTAATTTCCTAGAGTCAATCACTGACTCTTTGAAAAATGATAACCCTATGGACAGTGAGAGTCAAAACTTGGAGACAAACCTTAATGGCCAACCTGGCAACATGGTGCATGATGATCGCACTGTTCTTCAATCCGTTCGGTTTCGATATCGTACAGTATTGGCTAATGCAGGTAACTGGCAGTTTATGGAGAGCCAACTTCGTTTTGTACTGCATAGCGGCACTATTCTTTGGCTGCTCTTTCTACTTTCGTTGGCGATATAAAAAACTTGTTAAACAAAAAAGGACTCTTTAAGAGTCCTTTTTTGTTAGTTATATTAACCGATTAAACTGTATACAGACTAC